GCAAAAAACTATATAACACAAGGGATTGGGCCATTTAGGCCCAATTTTTGACATTAAATTACTTCCGATAATATATCGTTATCGGAAGTAATAGACATTTGGTTTATCTATTAGTTCTTCTAAACGATTGCCGATGGCTTTACCATACACTGTCCGAATTAGATTGCTATTAGAGTGCCCTAGTTGGGCTTGTAGGTTCTTTTCGCTTACACCATTAGCTAAGCTATGGCTCGTATAGTTGAGTCTAGCGTGATGTGGTGTCAGTACGAATGGTAGTCCCAGTGCTTCTGTAGCTTTCTTAAGGATATTCTTTATAGCTACTCTTGATACTGGCTGATTACTACAGCGTCTCGATTGGGCTATATAAGAGTCCTTAGGGTATCCTACAGCTGACCACTGGTGGGCTAAGAGTCCTATAGTTGTCGGATCAGTAACGATGACGTCTCGTATACTAAAGGCTGTCTTAGGTTCGTGCTTAGTGCACTGATGTTCGTCGAATGTTTTGGTTATCTTAAGAACGACATAAGCTATCTGGTCGTTATCCTTTGGGTGAACTAAGGTGTGTACTTTAGTGTACCAAAGGACGTCTGACCACTGTAAAGCCAAAGCCTCGCCTATTCGTAACCCTGAGTTGAACAGTAGGTGTATTAAGTAGTTCCATTTGTTAGTCTTCAGGAATTCGAATAGCCCTGCTACTTGATCTCTAGTGAGTGCTTGTTTAGGTCTTGTAACGTGAGCCTTTGGTGGTCTCCTTAGTTGCCCAGAGAAGTCCTTAGGTGTCAATTCGTCATAGTATAATTCCTTTAGTGTTTTCTTAAGGAGTGCTATACATACCTTTTGTGAAGTCGTTAAGGTATTGACGAAGTTCTGAAGCTCTAGTCGTGTTAAGTCCTCTATTTGTCGGTCTTTAAAGAATGGTCTAAAGTGCTTGTTAAGTAGTCCTTTATAGGTCTTAAGAGTGCTATAAGAGTACTCAGTTTCTTTGTACTTTAGCCAGTTGTCAATATAGTCTAAGTATTTCATGTTTGTTACACCTCTTTAGAATTACCTAAAGAGTACTTATTGCTACTCTTTAAGTATAACAAATTGGTGTATGGTATCGGAAGTATCTATTAGTATTCCTAAAGTTTCATGCTTACGCTGTGTTCTTTAGGTATCCTAATAGCTTGTCTTAAGTTATCTAATAGAATACTTTAGTTATCTAATTGAACTCTAACTTCGTTAGGATACTAATTGATACTAAAGTTTCTTATTGATACGTTATTGAGTAAAAACCTAAACAAAGTTCTTTTAAACACTAATAGTTTTACTTGAGTTAATCTACTGTCGTAGAATACTCAAAAATTCTATTAGAAGATCTAAAAGAGATAACTTAAGATAGTCGAAGAGTATCTCTTCTATATCGTTGGTACATTGAGAAAAACTCATAGAAGGATTACTTAAAGGAATACTTAAAAGGTACTATAGAGTACTTATAGAAGGACTATAGATATACTTAAGTAATACTATAGTTACTCTATAAGTTTATGTCGTATATAAAGACTACAGACTCTATGGCGATTTTGTGTCGTGCGTGTGTGCACGCTTATAGAATTCCTTAGGTACAAATACCTTAGACAATCTTTGGACGACAAAATAAACCTCTGTGCACGCTCATTTGACACAAAAACCCTAAAGAAATCGTGTTGACTCCTTTAGGGTTTCCAATTAGTAATTCTTTAACATATTATAGGTACTTATTCGCTTTGCTTCGGCTCGTCCCATTGGTCTCATTTGGTTCGCTTCGTCTCTGTAGAAAATGCCTTTATCAGGATCTAACCACTGCTCAAGTTTAGCTTCCATTTGTTCCAGTACTCCTAGCTCCTCGTCTCTATCCATGGCTTCTAACCAGTATGCTACTGCCATACATAAAGCGTCTAAGCGGTCATCGTGAGCCAGTGCTCCTCTGTCTCTACTTAAGCGTGTCATTTGATAGATTAAAGAGTATGCAGGAGCGTTCTCATAGACTTGATAGTCGTCAAGGATAACCTGCTTATGGACAATCAATTTGTGTCTCATCATGACTGGCTCAAGTGTATCAATAATGCGTGCTTCCTTCTGAGCATAGTTCTTTACTTCAGTAATACGACAAGGGTGTACTGCATTGATAACTGGTGCAAGTAGTTTAGAGAACATACCATCACCAAAGTTACTCTCTAGGACTATCTCGTTGACTCCATACATTTTAGCCTTGTTAGCTAATTGTCTCATTGTAGAGTCGCTATAGCCCTCTTTGGTACCACCTACTTCCATCAAGAAGAGATAACCATTTAGATACTTAACGATTGCATAAGAGGTCTCGTCCTTGCCTCTACCTGATGGATCGACTGCCATTACTGTCCCAGTGTACTCAAAGACTTCTGAGGAACGTCCTTGAGGCTCATAGAAATAGTCGCCTTTTAGTGCTACGCAAGGTAAATCATTAATTCGTAGTTGTCGGTCATTACTCCAGTACCACTTAAGATTAGCTTCATCAAGCGACAAGTTAGCAATCATTAAGTCTTGTACTTTCAATGGGTACTTCTCTTGGTCGCTTAGGTTCGTGTTAAGCATAAACTGAAGTGCAAAGCCAGCTTTACCATATGACAATCTACGTTTGTAAATTTCGTCCTCGTCAAATCGTCTTGGATCTGTAGGCTTACCTGCATAGAGGTCAGGGTTCTCGTCATATTTGTCGGCTATAATCTTCGCTAAGCGATCTCCGTAGAATTCCCTTTCAGATAAACTTTCAGGGTACAATACAGTCCATATGCGACATTTATAGCCACGCTGTTGTAATTCATTGTACAAACTCATTTCATTCTGAGGTGTACCTAAGTATACAATTTGTCCCTTAGGTTTAATGATAGCGTCAAACTCTTTAACAGCTTCATTGAGCTTGTCTCGTTGAGTCTGAGTGCCACTATTGTTAGCTACTTCTACGTCATCGGCAATAAGTAGGTCTGCACGACTACCAGTCAACTGCCCTGAAATACCTACAGATTTAATACTAGGAGAAATATCAGGTACCGCTGGACCTACGTCAAAGAGGTTCTGTTGGTCTCGTTGGTCTGCTCTAGCCTTTAAGTGAGCTAAGAATGGTAGTGTATAGATAATACGTTTAATAAAGATAGCGTTGGCGTCTGCTCGGTCTTTAGAAGCGGAGACAATCTCTACTTTCTTCTGAGGATCTCTCCATAGAGTCCATACAGCATACGCACAGGTAATGAATGACTTAGCTACACCACGGAAGCCTTCGATAATAAAGCGGTCATTAGGAAGGTTCTGTAGTGTATGAGCTATGTCGTACTGAATTGGTGTCGGATCAGGTAGACTAATCATCTTCCATACCATGTATATGAACACCCTGAAGTCCTCTTTAGCCTTCGCTATCTGTTCTTCAGTCCACTCCATTAGTGTTCACCATAGTGCTCGTCCATAAGTGTCGGTGGATCGAACACTGGAATTTCATGAGTTTCCTTCTTGACTTCAATAGCCAGCTCAGGTGTAGTCTCTAGTTTATTGTCTTTAAGGAAGCGTCGGACTTTCTCAAGGAATGTTGGTGTACGTCGAAGTTCTTCGTCATGTAAACCATCAATAAGTGCTTCTACTTCAAGCTCTGCAATTTTATCTAGTAGTTCTTGGTCTATTTTCACTATTTGTCTCCTTTCTTACGTGTAGCATTAAGGTCTAATTTGTTTACCTTTACGACTCCCTTAGGTGTCTTGCCTAGTCTGTAGTCCCATAATGGACAGTCCTCTGAAGGGCAGTTATCGACTTCTTTAGTATCGTTACAGCAACAATCAAGACATTTAGCTCTGATAGCTTTCATTTGAGTTCTAATTACTTTTGCCATATGTTCTCCTTAGACATAATAAAAAGCCCCCTACGGAATTCCATAGAGGGCTGTGTGTTAAAACCAGCCAGTGCCAGTTAAAGTTGTTCGTTTCATATGTTCTTTATTACTGTAAAGGTCAGCCTTAAGGTCGACGTCAAACTTAGGTGTTTGGTACGACAATCTAGCTCCTGCTGTAATTGCCTTATCATTGTTAAAGTCTGTTTCGACATAAAGTCCTTTCTTAAAGCGTGGCTGTTCAGGTACTGTTAAGTCTAGTACTGCTTCGTGTACTTCAGTTACCACCAGCTTACCATTGTCTAGCTTATGCTCTTCCTTTACGTTGTCAGTGGCTAATTCATGTCGTTTACCATTGACGTTGACTACCAGTGGTGCTTGTTTTGTCGTAAATTCTACGTCAGTATCCTCACGCACTCCAGTGGTCTGATCTACAGCTTTCGGAAGGTATTCAAAAGTCGTTACTTGTTTCTGCTTATGGTCTACCTTGATAGGTGCTGTAGGTGCTATTTGTGGCTCTTTATGCTCCTTGTAATTATTAAAGGTATACGCAAGTACTGCTATGATTACGACAAATACAATCGGTATGATAACTTTCAGCCAGTTCTTAATTGTGTGCTTATTAGGAACTCCATTCATTTATATATTCCCTCACTCTCTGTCTAATCTGCCAGCCTAAACCATACAAGTCCCATCTCATGTCAGGATCATCGTCATGTAAACCATAGCTATCAAAGTCAGCTACTTCTGCGTGAGTCCATACGTTACCTTCAGGGTAAATACCAATCTCTACGCATAACTTAGCGACAACTTTAGCCATCATATCTAATTGGTCTTGTGTCGGCGGTTCACTGCCATAGTCAATGTTACCTTCAGCGTCAATAGAAGCCCCATAGCAACAACATAAAGTAATACCAATAGCACGACTGTTGCGTCGCCATGTGTGGGCTTTTAAGTCCATAAGTGTGTCCATATCTGTGAATAGACTACCATCAGCGTCAATATTAATGTGATAGCTACTAAATGGTTGACTGTAGTGTCCACCAGTCCAGTGCAAGTAAATCTTGTCGATTGCCCCTCTAGCAGGGACTGTATAGTCCGACAAGTCCTCAAATCTAATTTTTCTCATCAGTTCTCCTTTCGATTTCTGTAGATACTTTCTTAGGCAATTCTGCCATTTTGTCGCCGTCTACTCTGTAATTAACTCCAATCTTACTAAGTCCTGCTTCAAGTACTCTGTCGAATAATTGACTGCGTTCGTAGCCTGCTTCCTTTAGGTTCTCAGCGATACTAAAGAGTTCTGCAAAGATAATCCCTACATATAACAAAAGAGATACAATTTTACCGATGTGGAAGCCTTGTATCTCATACTGAGGGAATAGCAGGTATATAAAGACTGCTAAGAATATAACTGTGGAATAAGCGACAAATTTAATCATGATATTCCACTTGTATTTTTTACTTTCTAAATAGCCTTTCTCCCATGCTCTGAAGAAGATAGCCCTAAACAAATTACATACTGTCGGATCATACTCCTTGTCTTTACAATAGCGAATAGCAATAGCTGTCCACTTTGTAATTGTGTCGACAAATACAATTATGATTACGAGAAGAAGTGCTAGAAGAGCGTCCCCTAGCACTTGAGATGGTATTATCAATATTTACTCCTTTCTTATTGTGGTCTAAGTTCCTTGCCACCATACAAGTGTACAGTACCATTAAGGGAAGTCTGTACCCTACCCCAAGATCTCCACCGTGGTGCACCATAGACTCTGTAGTATACTTCGCCATTGTTCGTGTAGAAGTACTGTTCAATAAACTGTCCGTTACCATAGTTTTCTACCTTTAAGAAGCCATCAGGAATAGTTACACCCCATGGTGTCTGTGCAGGTGCGTTAGCTCCACCATTTACCTTAATTTGGTATACACCAGTTTGCGTGAAGGTATTCCAGTCAGTTACTGTAGATACAACTGTGAAGTGTGGTTGAGGTGCACTGCCACCACCGCCACCGCCTGCTGGTATGTCGGTTTTCTTCGCATAGGTAGACTCAGCGTCTGCTTTAGACAAATACGTTGTACTTGCTTCAGCCTTAGGAAGATATGTCGATAAGTTAGTAGTGTCAGCCTTAGCTTCTACTTTAGTCTTTACTTCATTGATCTTGCCTTCTAATTCTGTCTTAGCTCCTGCTACTTTAGTGTCTACGGTCTCTGCTGTTAGAATATTTCTAAGGTCTTTCTCTGTTGCTATTCTGTACAACTGATTATCAGTTCTGTCAAAGTACTCAAAAGTTTTACCGACAAATAATGTTCTTGTATCTGCCATACCAATCTCAAGGTTATCCTTGTTAGTGATACGGAATACATGGTGAGAACCCCCCTTGCTATCCCTAGCTTGCAAAGAGATATTATTAGGTAGAATAAGTGCCCCTGTAAGGCTACCACCTGATAACTGTAGGTATCGTTCGTCAGCTTGTGTCTGTGTAAAGCTATTACCTACCGAAGTTCTAATCTCATTTAGTTTAGTGTCTATGTCAGCTTTTAGATAAGCGTCTTTAGCAGTCAGAACATTGTAGATTTTATTATCGGCTCTATCGTAGCTCTCTAAAGTTTTGCCTACAAAGATAGTCCTTGTATCAGCCATACCGACCTCAAAGTTATCCTTATTGGTAATACGGAAGAGATGATGAGCACTACCTTTAGTATCTTTAGCCTGCAAGGAGACATTGTTAGGTAGAATAATTGCCCCACCTATTTCACCACCAGCTTTAGGGAAGTACGCTTCATCAGCCTTAGCCTTGCTTAAGATAGTCTCACCAATGTCTAGCTCATTCAGTACCCTAGTTGTCTTATTCTTAGTTCTGTCGTATACCTCAAGGGTTTTACCGACAAAGATAAGTCTAGTATCCGCCATACCAATCTCAAAGTTATCCTTTTCAGTGATACGGAAGAGATGGTGAGCACTACCTTTAGTATCTTTAGCTTGCAAAGAAATATTGTTAGCTAAGATAGGTGCTCCAGTTAGGTTACCACCAGTTGTCTTAAGGAAGCTCGCTTCAAGCTGTTGAGTAGCTAAGGAGTTCTCAAAACTTTTCGATGGGTTGCCTATATAGATTTCTACTTTGTGTTTCTTATTAGGTTGCATGATAAGTACTGCAAAGTAGAACTTACCTTTACGATAAGCAATATCTTCAATCTCAAACTTAGGGTTAAACTCAATGATTTGCTTTAGCTGTCCGAATGGTGTGATTTCTACAAGACTGCCTAAGGTAGCCGACATGACTGCCCCATTAAGCATGAGTGCCCCATTGTTTTTAAAATCATTGTACTCGTAGTCAATTTGGTAGCTCTTATAGCGTTTGAATGTATCGCCATACAGATTTACTTCACGGAGTCTCTGATTTCCTGTTACAGGTACAATGGAAGCATATGTTCTTGTAATTGGATCATATGCAAGATTAAATACACGCTCAGGTAAAGTTACAGTATCTTCAATCTGCATTGTATTAGCATTGAGTACTGTAATATTGTTAGGGTTATCCTTACCATTTGTTACATAGATTTTGTCTGTGTACTTGTTATAAGCCATTGTATTGCAGTGCCCTAATCGTTCATCTGCGAAGGCATACTTATTGGTACGTTCAAGAGTTTCTGCATTAAGCTCATAGATATGCTGTACTGTGCTATCACTATTAATACAAGCTAAGACAAATACATCTTTCTTGTCATTGTAGGTAAAACCTTGTACCTGATTTACACCTTCATCATATGTAAACTCACTCAGCTTAGCAATATTGCCAGCTCCTTGTAACATAGGAGTATCATTAGGGTAAAATGGTTTAATATAGGTATAAGTACCATAGTCCATTACATCAGATACTGTATTGAAGCTCATGTGCTCTTGGATTACATAGTTTCCTTTAGGTATTAACAATACTTTACCACTAAGGTTATTATTAGCTTCCTTAAAGGCTTTTGTGTCGTCTGTTACACCATCACCTACAGCTCCAAACATTTTAACTGATACAATACTCTTAGCTAGTTCTGCAAGAGACTCAGTTTCCTTAGAAATGTTCATCTTAAGTGCTTTTGTCTCGTCTAATACTCGTTCAGTTTGTTGTGCAGTATCTACAAGTTCTTCTGTTAAATGAGCTGTTTGTGTTTGCTGTAAGTTCAAGTCCTTAGCAGTCATGATTGAGCTATCTTTCCACTCTACAAGAGGGATAGTAGCAGTCTTACGATAAATGTACAGCGTTTTTACTTCTGTCGGTGCGACAACTAAATTTACAGTACGTCCGTTTACTGTATAGTCTTTGTCGTATTCCAATAGCCTACCATCAAGTTCTACCTTGATAAAATCTCGTGCGATGTAATCAAAGCTGAAATTATAGGTACGCTGTCCCACTACAGTCTTAGTGGTTAGTCGTGGTATCATCTATTACTGTCCTTTCGTTTTTCTATATTCGTTATAAAGATTTACTAATTCATCATCACTCAAGTTCTCTGCATTACGTCCTTTAAGTTCCTTTGGTTTAATCTCATTAATACCATCGGTTAACTCTTTCCGCTTCTTAGGATCCTTTAGAAGATCCTGAATTGTCGGTTGATGTACTGTAGGTTTAGGCTTAGGGTTTGCCTTGTGAGTGTCTTGAGGTATCCGTCGTTGCTCATTGATTTCTACTTGCTTAAAGTCTCGCTTCTCTTTGTCAGCCATTTCAGCCATACCAGTTAAGAAAATCTGCATTGGCAAGTAGCGGTCAATAGGATAGATAGCAGTGATAGGGTTTTGTCCTTTACCTGCCTTATGGTTTTCTTCAAGTGCTCCAATAGCTTCTAAGCCTGTGCGTGCTCCATTGAATACTCTGATAGCACTACCTAAGACTGCGAATTGCTTCGCTCGGTCGACAATACCATCTACTAATTGTCCATCTTCAGTCCACTCAGGTCGGTCTACAGTAGTTCTAGCAGTACTACCATTACCCAGCAAGATTGCTCTAGCGTCATCACCAAAGGATAGGGACGACAAGATTGAGCTTCTTGTTAAGCCTGCTGTGATGATGTTGTCAGCTGTAAAGGTTTTGTCTAGGAACTTTTGTTTACGCTTTTCATCATTACTATACATATACTCTGCTTGAGCTCTTTGTCGAATTGCCCATAGCATACCGCCTGATAATATTGTCGACAAAGTTTGGATAGTATCCTCACGCTCCCAGTGGTTCATTGTACGCATTAGATGACTGTTAAGTGCCATTCTTGAGAAGGCTTTAAACTGCATTAAGATTGGTAGAATGTGTCCAGTGAGTCGTGTGTTACCAGCACTGAAGTGTGGCTGTAGGATAACGTCCTTAGAGTGTCTATCAAGGAACGCATGGAAACGAATATAACTAAACATATCCTCATCTTGCCATGCTCGTAGACTCTTACGGAGTGCCTGTGGATCACTGTGGTCTAGTGTCGACAAGTAACGCTTGATAGTTTCCTTGAAGCGTGGTATCTCTGTCTCAGCTATACCTACACGCTCAAACATTCTAGGACTGAAGAGGTTCTTACGGAATGTACTCTTGAATTCATCATTAGCCCAGTCAATCATGTCAGGTACTAAGTCAGCCTTAATTGATTGAATACTATGGTTAGTGATTTGTTGTACTTTAGATAACGTAGAGGTAATTCTTGCACCTACGCTAATACCATCTTGAGCTTGTCCCAGTGCTTCCATGTGAAGTCCACCGATGTTATTTTCAAGATAAGTTCTGTCGGTTACCAGTGGGTTCCACCAGTTTGTTTCCGACATATATGTACCAATTTCCATCTTACGGAAGTCTGCAAGCTGTTCAGCGGTTACATATTTAGAGTGCTTTAGATCATGAATGAAGTCATGCAGTCTAGGAATGAAATGAGTCAGTGCTCGTGCTCCTACTTTAGCTGTAGCTCCTGCGTGCTCTGCTATAGCGGATAAACCAAAGTTCATGCCATTAAGAGTGTAGGAAGCGTCCAATAAGAGGTCTCTAGTTCTATCCATAGCTGTCTCAGGCTTAGGAAGTACGTCCTCAAATATGCGTGCCCCAGTTAAGTGATGGAATGCTCTATGAAAGTCCTCATAGTCTAGCTTAGCGTCCTTCTCAGTAATGTACCCTAGCTTTATTGCTTCCTCAAGTTCATTTTTAACTTTAGTGTCGAAGCGGTGAGCCAGTGCTCCAATATCATCGACATTAATAACTTGCTTCAATGCAATAGCACCACTTGAGCGGTTAGAGACATAATTCATATGGTTAAAGATATTAGTGTCTCGTAGGTCAGTGTCAAAACTAAATACATCATTTAAGGCTTTGTCTGTAGTACCACCTTTAAGTTTCAGTGGTAATACTAAACCAGTGTTCATTGGTAATCGACGCTTAAAGTATGCTAAGCGTTTATCACCCTTGTTATCCTTAAGTTCACCATCAGCAAAGTTATGTTCACCAGCTCTCATGATGTGCTCTGCGTAGGCTTCTGCTTCAGTTCTTAAGTCAATACCTTCGTCCAGTCTTTCTTTGTCTACAGCTTTCTCAATGTAGGATACAAAGAAGTTCTTCATAGCGTCCCTAGAGACAAATTTCTCAGCTAAAAGATTTACTTTGTCTTTAGATATGCGACGATACAACTCAGGGCTACCATCGAAGTCCTCACTGACTAATTCAGCTCTCTTAAGGTTCTCTAAGTCAAAATCACGGAAGTCCTTAACGTGCTCTACAGTATCGACAATAGTTTGTCCATAATGCCTTATGTCTTTACCATCTCGGTACTTCTCATGATATGCTTTACTTACAGTCTCAGCGAACTCCTCTTGAGCGTGCTTAGGGTTAAACCATTGACGTCTAGGGCGTTCAAAATACCATTTCTTAAAGTCGCCCTCAAAGACTGCCATTTTAATCTTGTAGTCTTTCTGTACGACTTGCTTAGCAAGCTCTACAGGCAGTCCAGTGTTCTGCCCTCGGTCTCGTGGATCAAGTAGGAATGACTTAGCAAAGTGTCGCATAGTGTCGCTTGGGCTATTCGCAAGGTGTCCATAGGTATTACCCATAACCTTGTTAGTTTCAGCTTCTTGCTTAACCTTACCTACTGCGTCAGTTCGTCCTTGAGTTTCCTGTAGGACTTTCTCAGGGCTACTTACACCACCTTTACCCATATATAAGTAATCGTCGTCAGGCTTAATTTCAGTCTTAATGAGTGCGTGTGCACGCTCATTCTGACTTGTAAATGGTTCTAAAGGTATTTCTTCATCGCCATCTATAATAGCCTGTAATTTGCTCTCAGGGAGTTCTACAGGGATAATGTCAGGCATAGGTGAGCCATCAGCAGTGAATGGAATTTCCTCATCGGCTCCTATAGAGTCATAGAAGTGGTTTTCCTTAGCATTGACTGCATGAGCGACAACTGAGTCTGACGACAAAGTTACATCATTGATAGATACTGAGCCATCTTCATGTCGCACTATTGGTGTACCTGCGAATTCGTCAGGGTTCTCTATGACATTCCTTAAGTGTGCCTTAAGTTCACTGTTGGTCATTCCATAGGCTTCTCTAGCGTCAGCCCATAACTTACCACTCTTATGTCTCAATAAATGTTCTGCTAGTTCTGCTTCAGATTTACCACTGGTCTCGATGAAGGACTCTCTAGGTGTCTTAGGTTTAACTTCAGGAAGTCGTCCTAAGTCTGAAGCTTGCATTAGTGCTTGTTCACCTTCAGCTTCAATTTGTCGACTAAGTTTGTCCATCTCAGGTGTATCACCTACGACTGATTTATGTCGGTCTCCAATAGAGTGCAAATAGCGTGCACCAGCACCCATGCCAGCACCGAATAGAAATGCTGTGGTATAGTCAGGTTGATAACCACCAGCTTCTTGAGCCATGTATTGGTCTGCCATGTTGACTAAACCATTGGTAGCTCCTAGTTCTGCCATTTGGAATAGCTTAGTAGCTCCGATGTTAGCTAATGTTTTACTTCCTAGTCTCATCGCCATCTTAGCTATGTAGGCTTCCTGTCCTACCACTGGTACAAAGTTAAGAGGGTCGACAATAGTACCTAGTAAACCACCGATACTCTTGAAGCCATACCCAGCTTTCTCTACTCGTTCCTCTCTAGCGTAGTCCTCACGCTTCTGCTGAATGAGTGCCCCTAGTTGTGCTTGGGATTTAGCTCTCGACAATAAGAAATGTTTTGTCTCAAGATCATTAGGGAAGTAGCGGTCAATAGCGTCAAGGTCAGCTTGGTTAGGTGTCCAGTTAATGTCCACTTGTCGATTACCTTGAGCTTGTCCCATATTATAAGTGCTACGGAGTACTGAGATAGTACCATTGTTGTACCATTCGTTTAGGAAGCTGTCTTTAAATTGCTTACCGAAGCCACCGATGTTAGAGTCAGCAAGAGGCTCGAATATGTCGTCTGAGAAGTCATATACTCGTGCCCCTTGTCCTTTCTCTAGTCCTGAGAAGCCTGCGTAGTATCGTCCAGCTTTCTGACTAGGTACATAAGTCTCACCTGCTATGGAAGCCAGTGAGTTCGCATAGTTCTCTAAAGAGTCTGTATAATAACCATTCTCTCGTAGGATACTAGCGTACTCTTCTACTGAAGTTGCATTATGAATTTGTGAATAGTGAGCGAAGAAGCCATCATGAAGATACGTTGCGTATTCTTCAAGTGTGTCGAAGTGTCCATACACTCCGTCTCCGTCAGGCTGTGCTCCAGCTCCCTTATGGTACCCAGTGAGTCCACCGAAGTTATTATCCTCAATAGCTAGTGCGGACTCACCGTTAGCACTCTCATGTACCATCTGTGCTATTTGTAGTTTCTTGAAGTAGTCTGAAGTACCATACTTACGCTGGTATATGTCGGCTACTTCAAGTATTCTAGGGTTAATTTCCATTGATTACCTTTCTAGTCTAAACCAAAGAATGTCCTTAACTTACTCTTACCCTGATTAAGTGAGCTATTCGACAAATCTGTATTAATGACTTCGTTACCATAAACTACAGTGTTACTTGTGCCTTCACTAGCACGCTCCTCAGCTGTTGTGTCGCTTAGGTATGTAAATGCTCTATAACCAATATCTTGAGGGCTATATGCTTTACCTACCATTGAGCCAGCTTGTCGTACATAGATTACGTCTTGGTCTGGATCATAGCTAACCCATGAGCCACTACCAGCTTCACTCTTAAGAGTATCTAGGACATGACGTACACCTTCACTTGCGTAGGCTTCACTAGATACACCTGCACTGTCAATAATAGAACGTGGTAAAAGTACTCCGTCATAGTTGACATAAGAATGTATTAGATTGCTCTTAGCTTTATCCATAGCTTCATTTGGTGTAAACCTACCAGTAGCATTTAGTATCTCTGCTTGGTCTCTAATAGCTCCCAATAAGCCATCAGGTGTACTCTCAGGAATACTAAAGGCTCCCCATGTACCGCTTCTCAAGTTAAGTGCTTCAGAACGTCCCATAGGTACCTTATTGATTTCTGTCTTAACCTTATCGGCTGTCGCTGGGTCTCGTAATGCTTGCATACCCATAGCGAATATCTGAGTACCCTGCTGTTCTCCCATAGAGTCCTGTAGGCTCCCTAGTGCTTGGATACGTCCAGCCCACTTAGGTTCCATTAATTGATGTATCATGTTTGGTCGTGCTCGATACATAGCGACTGCTAAACCGACAACTTCAGGAAGGTTACCGCTCTGATCCATAGAAGCTAAGCCAATCTCTAACTGCTCTTTCATAGAGGTTCTCATAGCTCCACCAATAAGAGGGTTCGCTAAGACATACTGCAAGCCATCGTACTGTTGATTTACCATGCGTTGTCTTAAGAGTTCTCTAGCTCCACTGATGAACATATCTACATCAATACCCATGTTCTTAAGGTCGCCTTCAGTTCTAGGGAATTCCATACCATTCCATGAAGCCTTACCTTGAAGCATAGCGTCAAACATAGGCTGTAGTACTGCACTAGCATTACTTCTAGCTACTTCAGCTTTCTGCTTCATAAGTGCTAACTTTTGTTGTCGTGCTATTTCAGTCTTGATGTTAGCCTGAGCGTGGCTATAAAGAGGTGCTATTAGTCGATAATCTTCAGGGCTTTCCTCTTTCTTTTGCTCATAGTATTCGTCAAGTCCTTCTAAGGTTTTAATCTTTTCAATATCTTTACTTAATGCGACAAATCTGTCGTTACGAATTTTTACTGCCTCTGCATTAGCTCCGTTCTTGTATTCCGACAAATCAATCATGTCTTTCACTCGATTTCTATCGTCATACTCCATATCACCAAAGGCGGATACTAAGTCAGCGTTACCAGTTTTACTAATAGCGTCCGCTACGTTACCTAATAGCTTGTACTCAAGGTTGCTATCACTTGTAGCTGTCTCTCTGATATTCGTTAAGATTGCTTCAAGATATGGTGTGCCTTCTTCTACAGAAATGTTAGGGTTATTCCTAGCGAAGTCTCCTACCATCGCAGTAATACCATTGATACGCTCCAGCTTCAACTGGTTCTCCTTACGTTTCGTAAAGGTATCATATACAGCCATCTTGGTTGCTATGTGCTGTTCCTCTAGTCCACTTTGAAAAGCATAGTGGTTCTCAATGTTCTCTTCTGCCATGTAGTCCTTAAGGCGTGCCTCGTAGAACTCATCGAAGGTATTGAATTGTCGTGGTAAATCAGGTTGTTGCCTATGTTGGTCGTCATAGATCTGCCAATCGCTCTCTATGCGTTTACCCATCTCAGTACCTCTCATGCGGTCAATGGTTGCTACTGCATACTCATTGTCCTGAAGATTGAACTTACCACTGGTAGCCAATAGTTGTCGTGTAGTCAGTCCTTCTTTCTGTTCTTCAGTTAGACTAGAGAATAACTGAGGTGCAACTGCTTTAGCTATCTTTTCTTTTCGCTCTTCTTCATCATGAGTGTATTGTCGCCATGCTACTCCCAGTTGAGACAAACCAGTAGCAAGCATATCCGAAGCGTTCGTAAAGCGTGCCATTGGTGCCCCAACGGAAGCAACATTCGACAAATTCTGTTGGTACGTCTGAGGTGCATTAGGCATAAACTGTTGAGCAGTCCCTATGGAACCACTAACTTGTGTTCTTTCATTTGCCATCTATAATAGTCCCCCATTGAATGTATATTGATTACTGTCTTGGTCGTACCCAATTCGTGGGTTACCAAATCTAATAGGGCTTCTAAAAGCTGTACTTTGTAGCTTAGGGTAGTTCATATTAACAGATAGTGCTGTTGCAAAGCCATTAGCATGGTACTGATAAGTAGCACTATTGGTATCAAAACGAATGTTAGGGTTACCATAATTGATTGCTTTAGGATCATTTACAGTGTAGCCTAAGACTCCTCGTCTAGTGTCAGCTAAGCTAAACCCATCGTTAGCACTTGTACGCCACGGGTTCTGACTAGCAGTCCTAAAGGTATAGTCAGGCGTCCATCGACTTACAGCACTAGCAATAAGTGAGCCACTCGTACCGCCTACTCCACCCATACCTACTTTAGTAGCCTTATCGACTCCCATGTTCTTGTATGCATTGTAGGACTGCATAATCTGACCAGCTTGACTTAAAATACCGCCTAACAATGTAGGAATTCGTGGTGTCTCAAGTTTCGACAAATATTCCATAGTGCTAAGAGATACTCGCTCTTTGTTTTGGTCGATTTCATCACTCTTACGAATGAAGTTGTCTTTCACTTGGTTAGCTGTACGTAGTCCATCAGCTTTCACTGAGCGTACTAATAGCTTAGCTGTCTTACCGCTTTGGTATTCTCCAGTGGTATTCTCTACGCTTGCTTCTAGTCCTCGTGCCTGAAGTCTGATAGCTGTCAACTGATTTACACTGGCTTCAAAGGCGTTCCTACGTTCATTCTCGAAGTTGCCTAGAGAATAATTCATAGTCTTAATAGCTTGTTTAGCCTGAGCTATAATTTGATCCGCTTGAGCTTCTGCTTGTCTACGTTGACTCATGTAGTTGCTATACATACTCCATAGGTCTATCCCCATACCAATCTTAGAGTTAGCCCCTAGAGAGCCACCAGTGCTCATAAGAGAATTCATTCCAGTGCCCATATGTCTCCTTTCTATATTTGTCTAAATCTATAAGTTACTAGCCCTTGCCATACAGTTGTGTTAAATGCACTTGGTAAAGGGCTACTATTAATTACTGTTACTGAAGTGTCCGTATTGCGTCCCATGAGTGGTACTCTGAATTCTCCAGTTTCTAGTGGGTGAATACCGACTTGATTACTTGGTGTACCGACAATTCGTGCTGTCATTTTGTAGTGCTTAGTAGACTTGCCTGTACCATGTACTTCTACTTCAAATTCTCCTGTCTTATCATAATTGATATTAAGGAAGCGAAGTTGTAGTCTGTCATTAGGTATCGTATCGGTACCAGTCTGAGTAGCCTGTTTGATGAAGAATGTACTATAGGTAAACTTGAGGTCATAAGCTACCCCTACATAACACTCAATGTCTGCTAGTGGTTCGACTTGATGTGGAATTACCACTGTATCTTTACCTGTGTACACTAAGCCGTTCTTTAGTACTATTGTGTAGTCTCTAGGTTCAGAATAAGCGTCCCCATAGATTGATTTAATATCGTATCGCATTTCCTTAGTGTTCTTATCGAAGGTGCCTTGTAATGTCGTTTTAAACTTCCTGTCAAGCATTACACGATAAGGTTCATCGACAAAATCTTTTGTGTTGTAGCTAATTGGCATTTTCTCAAGGAACGTATTGCTACCTCGGTTGATGACTAGGTACATCATAGAGTTTATAAAGTCTGCTCCGACAATTTCTCCATCGAATGTCCATCGACTCCAACTAGCCTGTGCTTTAGTGTCGTTAAGGAAGAGGAATTTATAAATGTACATCGTGTCTCTTTGGTTGTCGCTAAGTAACATTAAAATGTTCTCATTGCCACAAGCCTTGAGCGAATATATTTTATTCTTTAGGAAGTTCGGAACGTGTCCAGTAATGTCTGTAGCGTTCTTTTGTGTCGTACTATCAGCAACTGCGAAGTATTCCTGTACTGCTGTGAAGTCAGTCTTTTGAGCTGTGAAGTATAAGTTACGACCCACACCAATAGGCTTTATCCATGTGTCAGCGTCAAACTCAGTTACCTGATCTATAACTGCTGTCTTAGGGCTTAGTACACCTTCAGCTCTCAATACGAATTGTGTTTGAGCACTGAAGAGATACAAGTCCTGATTGAAAGGTACCGCATTGTATAAAGTACTTACTCGATTGTGAGATACTTGTAAATCAATAGGATCAGTGTCGACAACTCCTGTAGCACTATCTACCCAGAAATTAAAGAAGTCTGAAGTTTTCGACAAATTAACTGCTTCACCTGAGATAATCCCTAAGCGGTTCCTGAAGAAGAATATGTCATTAATCTTGTTACCTACGAAGGAAGGTATAGGGTTACTATCGTCGTCCCCTGTTTGTCTAGTGTTCCATTCTGCTTCTTTACAAGTGAACGTACCATTAGCTTCTCTCCTGATGATATGTGGCATTGTATCCCAAAGGAATGATATTGGAATATTAGGCTTAGGACATTCTTCCCATAGTTTTAAGCCAGCGTTGTAACGTACATAGTAGTCGTCATCTGTAGATCGTTCCCCTTTAACTAGCACTGTGTAGCCATGAGGTGCTGAGGAAGGCAATAACTCGAACTTAGGTGTCGTATTGGTGAATAACTTCATAGCTTCACCATTGAAGCCATCAGATACTGAAATGTCATCTAAAGTACCTATAAGTTGTAGCCAGTTAGTGCCCTTGATAACCTGCAAGCCTTTTACCCCTTCAGGAGCAAAGGTGTCTCTTTCTGAGTATTCACGCCCCTTATACGTATAGACTGTGTACACAATATATCGTTCCCCATCGAATGAGTCTCGCTGTCTACGTTCCTTCTTAATACCATAGGAGTTCAATTCGGTATCATTCATGTCCTTAAAGACTTTTACAGTGCCACCTGCAAGTATCTTAAAGAGTTCATTACTGATATTATCTGTAGCAATTTTTGTAGAGTGCCATGCTTCTCCACCATTAGGCGTCTCATACGAATACTCTTGTCCTTGAATACGAATTGTGTATTTCCTACCATACTGCCCTTGTCGTATTACTACTAGAGCCCCTTGTGTCTCCCAAATATTAGGAGATCTATGGTTTTCATTTATCTGAGCAACTTTAGTTGTATTAACGACAAATGTATGGTCTGCTACTGTTATCGCCTTTAGCTGTTCGTTTGGTTTATCACAGGTTACATATTGAGTTGATTTATTAGCCATGTTTACTGTTTTCTCGTTACCATTCAAGTCGAATATACGAATACCAGTACCAGTGAAAGATACAATGTAACGCTCATTGTCGTCTCTATTGATAACGTGAATTTTAGTCTTTAGTGGTAGTGTAGGAAGTTTCTTAATGTGTTGTGTTGGTGGTCTCTTTTGTAAACCGCCTGCTTCTGTAGAGTAGCCATTAATCTGTTCCTCTAGCTGTTCTGCATGACGCAACTTAGGTGGTTGTTGAGATATACCTGCAATGAGGTTCTTAATGGTTTGCTGTACAAGTGCCATATGTTACCCCCTATTCATGTATATTTGTACTGATGGGTTCTGAATGATATTAGAGCGTTCTAATGTTATTTCTTTCTCCATCATCTGCATATATGCTTGAGCTTCTTCCTTTTGAAGTTCCTGCATAATCGTTGGATCTCCTAAGTATCGTGCGACAAAATGGTTAGCTGTGCGTACAGTAATATATTGTCGGAATACCTGTGGCATTTCTTCAAAAGGTACATATTGAATTACTTTAGCTTCCAGTGGTGCGTCAAATCGGTCATTGTTGTTAGTTACATCAAATAGCCACTCATCACGCTTCCTTACGACTCTGTTGTCTGCGAATTGAATAGACAAGATTGAGTCGTCCCATAGGATACGTTTAGAGTGCTCGTCAGGTATCATAATGAATGGATCAATGGTATTAAATGTCCAGCCCATCACTTGTATAGCCCTCATCTCTGCTTCTAACATTCTGATTGCATTGATTGTGTCGACATTCTCACTGTTCTCTAAAGTGTCTACAGGAGCTTCGCCCATAGCCCCAATAATTTCATTCACTGCGTCCAGTTTGGATAGTGGTGTGATTATCATGTGTTCTCCTTTAGACAAAAAAGGGGATAGCCATTAGACTACCCCCTAGAGTTACTTAAGATTATTTTGCCAAGATGATACCGCAGGCTTCAGGTCGTAAACCACCATGACCTACCGCATTTTTAGCGATGATCATGTCAGCTTGCAACTCAGGACGACGTGCGTGTTCTAATTGCAAATCTTTAAGTTTGACTGTTGCTACTGCTGTACGATGAGCACACACTGCAAGAGCCTTAGCGTATTCTGTAGGGAATACATGACCTTCAGGAGCTGTACCTAACATACCTGTCTTATCAGCACCGCCCTCTTTCAAGTGAGGTACTGCAATTACTTTGAAGCCACACAACTTATCAATGTTACCTTCGACAATGGAAGCCACTGCACCGAAGTCTCGGTTGATAGCATCTTTAGAAGCAATAAGTGCGGACTCTACTTCAGGTGTAATGTACGCAAATCGTTCAGACTCAGGTACATATTGGTTAGTCCATTTAGCTTTCATTTCAAGTAAACCTTCGATTACTGCTTTACCAGTCTCGTAGTTGATACCAGCACCGCCAGCACCTAATGTCTTCTCAATAACGACACCTTTGCCTAAACCAGTGATGTTCTCTTTATTAGCTTTAACTAATTTTGCAATTTCAGCTACCATTGCACCATCTGCGGAGATAGCCAATGCTTCACCAAGTTGCTTAGCGTATTCGCCACGAACGTCGTAATGGTTCATAGCTTCATAAATGTCAGTAATCAATACATCGGAAGTCAATAAGCCATCAATGTTGATTACTACTTCGTTGTGAGGAATTGCTTCACGCAAGTCATCAAGGTTCGCACCAGCTGGCAAGTAGTGAGCTTTACCTCGTCCCATTACTGGGAAGGAAGTAGACTTACCGCTATCAATAGTTTTAACCATATGGTTGTTCATTACTTGAGTTGCTCGTGTGAAAGCTGTTAAGACTTCACCACTGAATACCTTAAGGAATAAGGCTAATTGGTCGCCTGCATTTTGTACTGCACCTTGTTTTTGAATGTTTGTCAATGTTGCCATTAATTAATTGTTCTCCTTTTAGAAATTAGAATTCATGATTTTTGTCTCAATTTGTTTTCGGTAGAGTGGATCCGTAGAGTATCGTGGATCGCTGATAGCCTCTACCATTTGTTGCTTCGTTAAGAAGGCATTTGTGTTTTCTGTAGTGCCACCTGTAGATTGACCTAAGATAGTCTGATTGCTTGTACCATTAACTGCTTTCATGTTTGCTTTTACACCATCAATAACCATCTTGATTACACCTAAGTTGCCACCTTCAAGAGCCTTGTTAAAATTGTCTACTGCGTTCTCGCCTTGAGACTGTACGAATTGTGCTACTTGTCGGTACTCTTCTTCACTACCTGCGAAGCCAACTACAGTGTTGTAGAATTTCTCTTGAGTAGCCTGTACACCGCTTAGGTATGCGTCAACGACTTCTTTTGGATAACCAGCGTCGGCTAAGGCTTTCATCGAAGCTACCGACAAATTACCTGTTTCGTTATACTCGTCTTCCAGTGCTTTGAAGTCGATGTTCCGCTTTGCTAAGTCCTCTTGCAGTGCTTGTGTAGCTTCATTTTGTTTTGCTACTTCTTCTTGTACTGTATTTGTCTGTTGGTCTACCTCAGTCGTAGCTGTAGTCTCAGTAGTTGTTACCTCTTGTTGAGGTTCAGTAGTTGTCGTTTGTTCTACCTGTGGTTGACCTTCAGTTTGTACCTCTTGTGGTTCTGCTGTAACAATCTGATGATTGTCTTGAGAATTCACTAAAATATCCATTAGATTACATTACCTCGCTTTCATTCATTGCTCCTGCCATAGCTTGCTCCACTACAGCTTGTTCTTGTTGAGCTTCCATAGCTTGCTGTTGTTCTTGTTGAATTTCTTCATCAGTCTTAATGAGTCCAGTGGTGTCAATACCTAGACTTGTCGCTATTGCTGTGAGCCATTGGTTCAGCTTCATGTAGCCCATAGCGTCAGGCATTTGTCCGACAATACCCATGAATGTCATAAACTTATTGAAGTCATGTCCTCGTCCTAAGGCTTCCATACCAGTTGTAATGGTAGGCTCTACAAAGCCATCAGGAAGCTGTGCAACTTCTCCTCGTGCCATTAGGACTGCTAAGATACGTCGTACAAGTGGCAACTGGAACTCTTGAGTTAAAATGCTATATACACCACTCAAGGTGTCCTCTAGCTCACTTGCGACTGTCCTGATTTCCTCTGCTGTTACTCGTTCAGCGTTCCGTTGGACTACGCTAGACAAAAGAAAAGCAAACGATAAGCGTTGCTCAATAGTGTCAGCAGTTGCTTTTGTCGTTTGCATATCAGGGTATTTATTTAGTTGTAGTGGTTGAATGTCTTCAACTCGTCCACTCACGAAGTCGCCCTCTTGAGCGTCTTGAAGTAGTTTAGGTCTAGTAATACCATTAGGGTTCACTAGATATAACGTGCGTGCACTGATGGAAGCCATCGTTACCAGTGCTTTAGATAATTTCTCAAGGCTCGTTAAGTCGCCTAAGTATTCCTCTACGATTGATCGTCCGTAGTCCTCGTTGCTCCCTTTTGTCATTCTTAAGACAATATAAGGGAATTTGTCTACTGGATATGTCTGCTCGCTTCCAGCTATACGAACACCATCGACTTCACTGAAGCACTCGTAGTTATCTTCTACTAAGTCGCATTTGGTATATACTTCTACTTCATCATCGTCCTTCTTATCAGGTACTAAGTTGTATGCTTCAGGTGGTAGTGTTCGTTTCAATAGGACGTCTTTAGTGATCAATGTTACGACTGTCCCTACACCATCTCGCTGTACGACATAATGGTTTAAGTCATAGAACTTCGTACCATCTCTGTCAGGCGGTAGGAATACTACACCATTACCAGTGATGACTAAGTGTCGGTTAGCTTCTTGAGCTGTAATGCGTACTTGGTTCTCTTCCATAAATCTCATGCAGGACTGCTCAATTCTCATGAGTGCCTGCTCGACTTCTTGGACTTTCTCCTCGTAGGCTTCAGGTGAAGCACTCTGTAGTTGTTGCTTCATTTCTGTCGACAAACCCAATTTAAAAAAGCCCTCATTCGGTGGGAATAGGGCAAGGGTTAGTTTAGATGTTAAGTTGTTTACTCCTCGTGCTCCAATCGACTGATAAGGTGTGTTATACTTTTTGTTACCATCATCGTTTTTGTCGTGGAATACATGAGGAAGCGTTAGTTTTGCACAAGCTATCGCTCGTTGTACGTATGGTTCCCTCTTAGTTTCTAACTGTGTGTACAGTTCTTTAGCAGGGACTCCTTGATCCTGTGGCTGTTTACCACTTCGTTTCTTCTTTACTGCCATTAGACATTTACCCCATTACCTCGTGTCTCACCTGTGTTGAGCCCTGTGGTTGGAATTTGTAAGTCTCGTTTACCTCTTGCTTTACGTTTACGTAATCCACCGCCTTTTGTATCTACAGACTCTTGATCCGTCTCATCGGCTCCTTGAGGTGCAGGTGTTGCAGGTGTAGGAATGTCAGGCTCTTTAATACCAAAGAGTTTCTTGAATACTCCCATATATCTCCTTTCTTTACATGTTCATAGGATTATAACTATCTGTATTCTTTTTGATTGTTAAGGCTTCCCTATTACGTCTAACATAGTTAGGCTGGGTTCCCCCTAACTGAGCTGTCTCAGGAGCTTCTGCTTGCGTATAGGGTACAAGGTCTTTACCAGTTACTTGTGGTACAGCTTTAGCTTTACTGCCCCACTTTTGAGCAACTTTATTAAGTACCATGCCTACTGCAAGCTGAGCTAACATAGTGCCCATGTATTTCCCCTTTCATAGTTTAAATCATTAAAGTTCTCTATATCGTGGATACATTAGAGTCCATTTGCTTCTCGACAAGTGTTTAAATAGTTTGTGATTTCCTCTACAGCAGTGATATAAGCTATCTTTTGCTCTGCATTTAAGTCATCTCGCTTGAGAATAGAATAGACTGAGAAGGCTTGTTTAATTTCATCAATAATGATTTCATCAACTCTTGGTAGTGGTCTATCAATTTTACTCATATTTCACCACTTTCATCATGTCCGTACAAATTGGGGTGTAGCCAGCTTTCTTGTAGCCATTCATTACAAGTCTTTCAGTGTCTCCTGTAGAGATCATGTTACCTGTAACAATAATTTCTGCTGAGTATCCCCTAGCAATTCTGTCTAGTTCTCTTGTGGCTTCTCGTTGAATACCACTATAGCTTTTGTCTAAACAAAATACAGTTTCTTCCATAATGACTATCTTGTCACTCCACCATATGCGTCCTACATCAAACATTAGGAGTCCTACAAGTTTCCCTGTAGCGTCATACCACGCTCTAATTTGTCCCTTAAGGTTTTGCTCAAGGATATGACTATAGATTGCTCCTTGACTGCCTAGAGATACTAGAGGACTTTCTTTGGCTTCTCTCTTAAGTGCTTTGATGTATTCCGTAGCGTCTCGCTCAGGGTTTCTTAAGTGTTCTTCTTTTATGATGGTGTCCATAATTTCACCTTCTTTGTTTTCTTATTGTAATAACCTTTTTGCAAGATAAACGACAATCTAGCATTCATTAGTGCTTCTTCTTCAGTACTGCCATTGGCGACATAAGCTCGTACTACAGCTTCCCATGAGCAGTCCTCATCAAGGAGTCTCTTAGCTCGCACTTCACCAATCTTAGGGCAACCCTTATAGTTGTCTGCTGTATCACCTATGAGTGTTTGATACATATGGAAGTAGTGAGCTTCCTCTTTTGTCGTATCATAGAATTCGTTACGCATGAAGTCATAGAAGCGACAAGGAATACTTCTGAAGTCTTTGTCGCCACTAATCATAATAGAGTCCTTATCAGCATGGATACCGATACAGTCGTCAGCTTCAAGATTGTCAATCATGAGTACATTGAAGTTCTCGATAACCCACTCACGCATACGAATGAACATCATTGGTCTACGCTTAGACTTTCTGTTAGCTTTGTACTCAGGTGTTATGTCTTTTCTAAAGTTATGCTTAAGGTCGGTAATTGCCATTAAGATCTCGTACTCACCTTCGACATTCCAGTGGTCTAAGACAAGTTTCACCAGTTCCTTAAGATGACTGTCAAATGCTGTAGTAGCGTCAGGGAAGAAAGCACTAAGTGTGTAAAAGCCATCTCCCCAGTCATGTTCAGTCTCAGCATTTTGTAACGCTAAATATACTAGCATGTCTGCGTCAATGAGTAATTTCGTTTTCTTCTTCTTTGTCGCCATCGTTCTCCTTTGTTAAATTATTTTCTAACCATTGGTTTACCATTTCTTTATACTGAATGAGTACCTTATAGAACTGTTCATTCTTTTCTTGTAACTCTTCAGGTAGGTATATTGTCGTATCCCAATCGTCGATTAAGTGTTCTAATGTGTGGTCTACTCGTACCACTTCGATTACTTCTTGTAGTTCTCTTGTGATTTTCATTAGTGGCACTCCGCCCAATTCCTACCGATTTTGCCTTCGGTATCTAATTGAATTCTAAAGTTAAATTCTTCTTGTACGTCTCGCACTGCTAGTTGTGCTTCATCTACGACAACTTGTGCTATCTCTTGAGTTCTACAAGCAACCTGCATTTCGTCGTGGATCCATGCCATAAGACAATAATCTCCGTCCCATGAATGTTTCAATCCTCGTGCTTGTAGTCTCTCCTCAGTCCTTGTGATCCATCGTTTACAGATAAGTGCACCTGCTGACTGCAATAAGAGATTTAATGCACTGTGCAGTGAGCGTACATGAAGTTTTCTCCCATCAAGTCCTTTAAGCCACTTACGTTTATATCTTCGACAACGTGCTGATACATCATAAGGTGCTAAGGTATCCTTAATGGTACTTGTGAGCTTCTTGATTGCTGGTGTATTCTTTAGGAATTTCGCCTTGAGTTTCTTTCCGTCCTCTTCGGTACCACCGACAATCTCACCAATCTTTGCATTACCGCCACCATAGAGGAACGCATAGATAAATGTCTTAGCTTGGTTTCTTGTCTCAAGCCCTGCGTTCATTTGGTTAGCTGTATGAATATCACCATTGAGTATCTCATGAGCATACGCTCCACCATCAAAAGGCGACAAAAAGTGTGCAAGGCAACGTAGTTCTAGTCCTGAGCAGTCAATACCAGCTTGGTACCAGCCCTCAGGTACTCCAAAGAGTTCTCGACATTGATAGCCATAAGGTTTGTCAATAGCAGGTACTTGAGCTACATTAGGGTTACTATGAGTAGCTCGTCCTGATACTGCTCCATTAGGGTTTACCTTACCATGAATTTTATTGTCGTCTCCTAGTAGCTTGAGCCATGCTTGAGCTCCATCTGCTAGTTGTCCTAAGCGTTTCGACAACATAAATGCAGTGCTGTACAGTTGAGCTATGTGCTTAACCTCTTCACTTGCTTTAGGATCCTTGATGATTTCTTGTAGGCTCTCTTCGTCTAGCTTGAGCTTTCTACTGGTTTCCTCTCCGTCCTCATCGGTTTCGATTTCAAACATTGAGTCTAACCATTGGTATCCAAAGTGCTCTCCTAAGATGTACTTTAGTTGATCCCGTGAATTGATTTTGAATTCCTTATACTTCTGCACTGGTACTCCAGCTTTGTATCCTAGTCTCTTATTGTCCCTCTTAGGAATAAAGACTCGGTCAGGAATTGGTGGTACATACTGAGTGAGTTCTTTAGTGATACGCTCAAGTTCTTCTCTGAGCTCTGCTTCAAGGATAAGTGCTTTTTGTTTGTCGAATGGGAAGCCATTACGTTCCTGCTTTTGCATTAACCATTGAGCCTTATGTTCAATCATTGAAGCGTGCTCAGTGAAGCCCTTCTCGACAAGTTTGTCGTATAGCTTTGTCGTTACTACTACGTCCTGCTTATTGTAGGCAAGCATATCTTCATTAAAGACTGCCCATACGTCGCCTTCATTATCTTCGCTATAGGTACCCTTGAGTACCCCTAAGCGGTACCCAAAGGCTTCTAAGCTGTAGCGTCCATAGAGTTTCTTAGGTAGTCGTCCAGCTCTCATTAGTCCAATATCTACGTCCTTCATATTAGAGTAGACAAGTCGTGCTAATATAAGCGTGTCGATTACCTTTTCATGCTCGAATGAGACTCCATAGAGTTTCTCTAAGCACGGAACGTCAAACGCTATAACATTATGCCCACAGATTTTGTCGGCTTGTAGAAGTTTCTGTACACCTTGCTCAATCTCAGCAGGACGATACTCAAAGAACTCATCTGTTTCGGTATCATAGATTACCATACAGTGCACTTTGGTTACAGTATCTAGTAGTCCGTTTGTTTCAATATCGAATACTAACATTAGTATTTCTTCAAGAGTCCCTTGAGATAAATGTTTTGTTGCGTTAGCTCATCAATCTCGCTCTTGTTCTCCTCAATTAGTTTTTCAATTTGTTTCTTTTGAAGTGCTCTCAGCTTCGCTTGGAAGTCTAAGGCTAATTTCTCTAGTTTGAATAATAGATTTAATAGCATGGTGTACAGTCTCCTTTCTGCTATTTCTTCATATAGTTACGCAAGGCGTGTTCCTTACGTCGTCCTTCAGAATAATTACTAACTCGTCGTAGATAACCAATAACTCGTGTACCATAGTCAATCTTTTCTGTCTCTCCGCATTTCGTACAGTGATCCTCAGTATTGACATTGATGTAGCCACAGTTATCACAGATGGTTACTAGACAATTAAATGTCCAATAGTTACAACCGTATTCGCCTGCTAGACAAAGTAGTTTGTATGCTTGCTCTTCAGTTAATAGCTGTGCGATGTTTAGATGACAAGCACTACCACCATCAAGATACTTAACCATGTCTTTACCATGTAGCTTGAGTCGGTCAAGGATAGTCATGTCGTCGTTTTCTACTGGATAGAAATAAGAGTTGTAGCAGTCTCGTTTAGTCTTAATGTCGTCTGCTTTATCCCATTGAGCATTTTTAACCCCTAAGTTCTCAGCTGGAACGAATTCAGTGTTAAAGCGTACTTTGTAGTCCTTATAGGCTTCTTTGTTAAGCGTATAGATTTGGTTAAGGAAGCCACTAACTGTCTTAATGTAGAGGTCAGCGTCCTTAGTCGGATCTACACGAAGGTATTCCATGCCCTCAAGCATACCATTGATACCAATAGTACAGAATTGCTTGTCAAGACTGATAAAGCCTGCACTATAAGCTGGCAATAAGCCTGCCTTTAAGTAGTCCTCAATGACTGCTCGGTGAGCCATTAGATACTTTTGTACTCGCTTGATTAAGTCAGGGAACGCATAGACTCCTTTATGATGACGTTGGATAAATCTATTCATGTTGATAGTGATAACTTGTACACTACCAGTGGATACACCACCTGCACCTAAAGTGTAGCTAAAAGTATTGTCTGCAAGCTCATTGCGTAGACGACAACAACTTGCTAAGCTGTCTGCACTTTCACTTTGGTAGACAAAGAAGGATAAGCCTTTACTCATGTGCTTAGCTAACATATGTGCAAAGTCATCGTCTTTAGGTTTACCAGTCTCCTTGTCGACAAGTACAGCACTGGTAAGCACTGGATATGTCAACAGTTCTTTCTCTCGCTCTTCTCTAAACCAGTTCATAAAGAAGTCCTGAAGTTTAGAAATGCTTTGGTAGTTCGCTTTGTCGCCATCAGGGAATGTAAATTCACCAAAGACGGACTCGAAGTAAAACTTATCGAATACTGAGATATTCCAAAAGACGCTTTGGTTGCCTCGTGCACTTGCTGGTTGATTGATCGCATAGACTACCCCTTGTAGTTCTTGAGCCACTTCCTTAGCATTTGTCTCAAGGTAATTGTCGCCATAACTCTTGCGTGCGAAGTGGTCGAAGTACATAAGGAATTCTACTGTAGCAATAGCACCAGCGAAGCCACTAGCTATCTGATAGACAAGGTTTACGAAGCTACCACAGAATGACTGTAGATTTGTAGGAGCAGTGGAAGTACCGCCTAAAGGTTTAGTGCCCTCGAATAAATAAGGGAACATATTAATACTTGCACAGTATGGTCGTAAAGAAGTCTCATCGTGAATGTAAATGAGATGGTTCTTAATGTCCTGCTCGTACTGGTGAGCGTACTCACTACCGAACATTTCGATAAGTTTAGCTTCGACAAGTGCTCGATTGATTTGAATTGTCTCGAATTTGTATAGTTCGCTTTCAAGGATACCGATGTTCTTACCATCGACATTACTGTTTGGATCGACAATAGAGCC